TTTACTTGAAAAATCAATAAGTTACGTACCTGTTGACCTTTTGTGACTTTTATGATATGCTGTAGGCACAGTAAACAATGAAAGGAAACAAAATGAAAAACGTAATCGAGTGGAGTCTTAAAGTGGTTGGTCAAATCGTGCTTGTTCTGCTTTTGGCTCCGTTCTTGATCCCTGCATATGGTATCGCCCGTCTCTTGGGTTCTGATCCGTTCGATCTTGACGGTGGTGGTATCGGGTTCTTGGTTACAGCAATGATTGCTGGTGGTCTTGCAATTGCAGCTGGTGCTTTCGCAATCGGCTATTTTATCTAAGGAAAAGACAATGATTACGTATAAAGAGATGGATGCAGTATTTAACGACTACCTGGAAGAGTGCAAGGCTAAGGCTAAAGCTCAGGGTCTAGACAATGGATCAGGCTACGCTGCCGCTCTTGGTGGAATGCAAGTCTTCATCGCTGATCTGATGATGTCGAGCAAAGATGAGAAGGCTTCCAGGCAAACGCTTGAGAGCATCATTCGTGCAACCAAACGGATTAAAGGAGAAGTGTAATGCGTACAATGGCTAACCTAGTGTCTGACATTCTTAACATGAAGAACACGGATCTTGAGATGCTTGCAGAAGCACTAGCGCTCTATGACATCCGTAAGGCTGATCGTTTTAAGTTCTTCCTAACGACGCACATCATCGAAGAGGATGCAAGGCGTCTTCGTGACTACAATGCAATGAGGGGAGCTCAGTAATGCTGATTGACGTGAGTGTTACGGTTGACATAGATACCACTGACATGGATCTAGATGACCTCAAGGAGGAGCTCCTCCGGGAGGTAGTTGAATCGGTGAAGAATTCCCCTGAAATTTTCCGTTTTGAAATTCTCGAATAAGGAACCAACATGAATCGCATTGAACAGATCGACACGCTCTACGACGAACTGCAGGCAGCAATGGATACCTGCAATGCGATGCCAGAGCAAGATGAACTAGCAGATAAGGTCTTCCAGCTGCTTCATCAAGCGCGAGATCTCGTGTACGATGCCCAACAAGAACTCCAGTAAAATCAATAAGTTACGTACCTGTTGACTTTTTCGAAAAAAGCAGTATAATGGTTCTTATGGCAAACAACACTAAAGGAACTAAAATGGCTAAGATGACCCGTTACGCAGTATACCAACTCCCCTTTGAGAATCCTAAGATCCGTGATCTCTCGTTCATGAAACCCAACGAGATTGAAGCGATCAGTGATGAGTTCGAAGTAGTGGCAACGGTAGATGCGCGGAGTCTGGATGAAGTGTTTCGGATCGGCAATTTCGTGTCAGAAGATGATTCCACGCTGATCGAAGTAGTTGGTGAGATGCACAGCATCAGTGTTGGCGACATCATCCACAACCTGGAGACTGATGAGACGCATGTAGTAGATCGCATCGGTTTTATGAAAATCAACATGAAGGAGTCTGTATAATGAGCAGCTTTTTAATCACAGTCCGTAATATCGCACTTCTCTCTTTTGCTGCAATCCTGATCACGTACATCGTAGTGCTTCTGCAGATCAACGGCGTACTGCCTGCTTCTGAGCTCTCCGACAGCGTCATCCAGCAAGTAATCTCTAACCTAGGAGAATAAGATGAAAGATCTCATGATCAACGGAATTTCTGGTGTCTTTAATTTAATTGCTGGTGCTGCTATAGCGCTGGTCTTACTAGGAGTGTTCAATGTCTAAGATGAGCGAACTGATGATTGATATCGAAGAGCGTCTGCGGGATAATGAAACCCCTGGATCCATAGCATGGGTGCTAGGAGTCCCCTATGAGTGGGTAAAGCAAATCCAGTATGCAATGGACTCTGTCCCTGAGAACGATGCATTCGAGACCTGTAATTTTGTAGGAGAAGAATAATGCCTAACATGTCCTACTGCATGTTTGAGAATACGGCTGGTGACCTATCGCAGGTCGTAGAAGCGATGTACGAAGCCAAGGAGATCGATGACCTTGATCTTGGCTACCATGAGAAGGAAGGCTTTGAAGCACTCTATCGCTTGTGCAAGACGTATGTGCGTGAGTACGATCGGATGAGAGGGGATGAGTGATGAGCATGAGTGAGATTGTAGTGTTGGCTGTGGGCGCTGTGGGATGGCTATGGCTGATGAGTGGTGTTGTGAAGTTGAAGTGAGTGGCTAGAGAGGCACCGGGGGGCGATTCTTTGAGGCAGGTGGTATGGAGAACGGGGGTACAGAGATGGCACTAAATCCAAAAGGTGTTTTGCAAAAAATTTTTCTGCGCGCAACCACGGCTCTAAACACCGCATGGTTTTGTTACCTGCTTTTTTACATTATTGTTTTTACACTACTTTTTCTACCTACGCTAATTAAAGGTACCTCTTGACTTTTCTGAGAAAAGCTGTATAATAGGTCTTATTGAATAGGAGAGCAATAATGTTATTTTATATCACTACCCAATACAAAGAGAACTACGGTACAGCTGATCAGCCTTATTGGAAGTTCAAGGGGTCTGACGATTATCTTATCGATATTCCTGGATTTAACTATGAATCGGATATGGCTCATAAGAAGGCTATGATGCTGATTGATGAGATGCGTACAAAGATTGAGTATGCTTCGGAATATGCTGAAGAGTATATTGTGGATTGGAGTTTCGTAGAAGATAGCTTTCAGACTGAGTTTGAAAAGTCACAGCTTGAATTTGATGGAGAGATCCTGTATCCTGCAAAGCGGATCTCGTACAATCAACTAATGGAGAGCGATAATGTCCACTCGTGCTAATATTGGAATCAAACTGGATAATGGCACCTACCTGATGAACTACTGCCATTACGATGGTTACCCAAGCCATGTTGGTGAGATTCTAACTGCCTACCATGATACCTATGAGCGTGCAATGAAGCTCTTAGAAGGTACCAATATCCGTCAGTTTAATAATGATGGGACTGCAGAGCGCTTTGATGATGGTAATGCAGAAGTATATGAGACAATCGAAGAAGCACTAAAGGGCTTTGATTTTGTCTATGTGTTTGTGGAAGGCTGGAAATGTTATAGCAGAGCAGGCATTCCAATGTTTGGTGTAAAGGAAACAGCCCTCTATGATTAGTAATAACTCCTATACATCCAGAATCTTGGATGAATGCATCGAGAAGGTTAAAAGGGAATATTTGAATGGGTTGACAGTTGAAGAGATTTCTGCTAAGATCAACTTGAGCAGTATTATTGTGGAAGGTTTAATGGAAAGGTATATTCGCAATGACAAAAAGTGATGAAGTTCTAATGCTCTTGCAAGAGGAATGCGCAGAAGTGATCCAAGCAGTCAGCAAGGTTCGAAGGTTTGGCGCTGAGAAGAACATGGAAGACCTCTGCAAAGAGATTGGCGATGTGGAGTACTTACTTAGCCTTGCCAAGATCCATGTGAAAGGAGTCACAGACTTTGACTATGCAGAACACCGAAATAACAAATTCCATAAATTAAGACAGTATAGCAGTATTTTCAAATAACATGGAGAAATCATGGGACTCTTTTCATACAAACGGACGACAGCGGGCGGTGTTACTCATACCAAGTCGAAAAATAAAAAAACCGGCCTTGTCAGAGAATACACCTCTGTCAGACTTGGCAATAACACGACAAGAACAACAAGCAGTACTGGTAAAAGCAAAACCAGAAAAACTTGGTAGCCATGCAGCTTAGAGAACAAATCCGCTATAAGGTTGTACAACGCCTAGATGAGATTGAAAGATTGGTGAAACAACAAATTCATCTAACCAACCCAGAGAGAGTAGTTGACCTGTTGTCTGAAGTTGATAAATTCTTTACAGTACTAACTGAAGATGAAAAAGACTTCATTGGCGCTGTATCATTTGCAACCAGAACAAAGACAAGGTGGGATTGATGAAAGTAGAAGTAATTGGCGATAAGTTTGAAAAATACTTTAGAATCTTTAAGAAGAAAGTGGACGATAACGGAATTCTTAAAGACCTACGCGAAAAAGAGTTTTATGTTAAACCAAGCATTGCACGAAAACTTAAACGCAATGCTGCAAAGAAAAGATGGCAAAAACATCTTGAGAGCACCAAACTTCCAGAGAGAAAATACTAAGTATTTCTTCTTCTCGGTGTAGTGTTAACGGTAGCACAGAAGTCTCCAAAACTTTTAGTTGCGGTTCGAATCCGTACACCGAGGCCATCCGTGTGTAGCGCAGCCTGGTAGCGCATCTGCTTTGGGAGCAGAGGGTCGGGAGTTCGAATCTCTCCACACGGACCAAACAATAGTACGGTACCAGAGTGGTCTAATGGCGGAGTCTGCAAAACTCTCGATTCGTGGGTTCAAATCCCACCCGTACTTCCAAAAAGGTACAAGTTGACTTTTAATGTGAAATGTGTAGAATGGGTAATGTAGTAATTAACAAGGACCTTAAGGTCTACCAATAAACTATATTATGGAGTTTTATATGTTTTCAGATAAACGTGAAGTTGTAGAGGTACAATCATCCAGTGGTAAGATGACCTTTGTAGCATCTATCTTTATGTTAGCTACTGCTGGTCTTGGATATGTTGCTGGTGATCTGCTGTATACTAAACACAGTCTAAGCAAATCAGCTTTTATTTGCACTAAGATTGAACAAGTAGGTAAGAACATGGATGATGTAGTTTGTGTTCAGTATACTCATCAAAAGTTCCAAAAAGAGACTGTTGCCTTGAATAAGTTGGCTGCAGTACAATAGATGTATTGGGTGGCGAGTAGCATTGGTGACTACACCTGACTGTAAATCAGGCGCCTTAGGCATACGGGGTTCGATTCCCTGGCCACCCACCATTTTGTTCCGGAGTAGTTCAGCTGGTAGAACGGCGGACTGTTAATCCGTATGTCGCAGGTTCGAGCCCTGCCTCTGGAGCCAAAGTTTTGCCCTCTTAGTTAAATGGTATAACAGTTGATTTGTAATCATCAATTGGCAGTTCGATTCTGTCAGAGGGCACCAGATTTCCGTCCGTAGCTCAGTGGATAGAGCAACAGCCTTCTAAGCTGTGGGTCGTAGGTTCGATTCCTACCGGACGGGCCAAATGCGAATGTGGTGGAATGGTATACACAACAGACTTAAAATCTGTCGCCTCCGGGATTGAGGGTTCGAGTCCCTCCATTCGCACCAATTTAAATAGATATGACATTTGACTATTTTGTAGTTGACAATCTTTTTAAAAACCCACTAGCCATAGCTAAGTTGGTTGACGATGTTGCATTCTTTTCTAAAGAGGAAGAATGCCTTCAAGGCATTACTTTAGAAAAAGATTTGACAAACATACCTCCATATGCTTGGAGGGGATATAGATCTGATTTGCTCGAAAAAACATTGCCAGAATTAAATCAAAGTATCATTAGATCACATGATTATCTTTTTAAAAAATTTTACAATATTCAATTAGATTTTTTTAATTTTAAATCGTATTTTCATTTTACCAATTTCTCTTTAAAGTTTTCTGAAGATTTTTGGCATAGAGATTATTCTTCATATGCTAGTGTGATATATCTTTCTCCCAATCCACCTCCAAATAGCGGTACTTTGTTAAAACATAATAAAAAAGAAATAGTGGTGGAAAATAAATTTAATAGACTTGTGTGCTATAGAGGAGATATACTACATACTCCTCAATCTTTCTTTGGTGTTACCAAAGAAGACTCTAGACTTACTATTACATCATTTTTTTAAGGTTGATATGTTTAAACTAGATCTCGAAGAAGTTCGTACCTACATTGTTCAGTCTTCACCAGAAACAAGAATTTATCTTGGTTGCGATTCCGAAAGATTTAGAATAAAAAATGAATGGCACGCTGACTACATCCTCGCAGTAGTAATCCACAAAGATGGTAAACATGGTTGTAAACTTTTTGGTGAAGTTATTAGAGAAAAAGACTTTGATCAAAAAGTCGACCGCCCTCGTTTCCGTCTTATGAATGAAGCATACAAACTATCAGAACTATACTTAAAGTTATCAGATGTGTTGGTTGATAGATTAGTAGAAGTTCATCTAGACATTAACCCAAACGAGATGTATGGATCTAATTGCGTAATCAACGAAGCAATTGGTTACATCAGAGGAACGTGTAATGTTATTCCTATGGTAAAGCCAAATGCATTTGCTGCCTCATACGCTGCAGATCGTTACAAAGAGTTGTGTGGTAATAAAGCGTCAGTAGCTTAAAGGCGAAGCAAGCGACTCATAATCGCTAGAGTGTAGGTTCGAGTCCTACCTGACGCACCAACTATCAAGTTGATAGAAAAAAAGTAATGGTAATTGTCTAACGATTGATATAAATTATATGGGTAGTTTCTACAACAAGGAGAATACATGAAAGTACAAGGAACAAAAACTGAACAACACCTCAAGGATGCATTTGCAGGTGAATCCAAAGCCAATCGTCGTTATCTTTATTTTGCAAACATGGCTGACGTTGCTGGTGCACCAGATGTAGCAGCGATCTTCCGTCACACAGCAGAAGGTGAGACTGGTCACGCTCATGGTCATATGGAATATCTAATCAATGGTGGTTCTGGAGATCCAGAAACTGGTCTACCAGCCAAAACCGTTGAAGAAGCTCTTGAGTCTGCTATTGCTGGAGAAACTCACGAGTACACCGATATGTACCCAGGAATGGCAAGAGATGCTCGCGAAGAAGGTTTTGACGAGATTGCTGACTGGTTTGAAACACTTGCCAAGGCAGAGCGTTCACATGCTGGTAAGTTTAAAAAGACTTTGGATGCCTACAAAGCTGAACAAGTCTAAAGTAGAGTATGATGTCGTCTTTACAGATGGCATCATTACTTTTAAAAACGAAAACACGACTCTCGGCTTCATAAGGTACAACAATGAAGCTGAGGTCGAATACATCTTTGTACAACCAATGTACCGCAGAAAAGGTCTTGCAACAAGACTAATAAAGTTGGTTGAATCACAGTTCAAAAATCCCCTTATTTTTCAAGGACCTATAAGTCCGCTTGGCAATGCGCTAATAAAAAGTTACACTAGTTGACTTTTTCCAAAAAAGCTGTATAATGGTCTCATTGAGTAGGAGATCGTTATGATAAAAAGCACTGATAAATTAGTTAGTAAGTCACATTCAATTTATATGTCTTTGCAGGTTCGTAAGGACCCTAAGCTCGAGGAGCGTGCATTCAGAGCTGTAAGGTTCATTGAACTAACTCTCGATGCTTATCGCAAAGTTCTTGATATTCCTTCTAATGTTAAGTTTCGCATTTGCACATTTAAAGGTAAGACTCAAGGCCTTTATGTAAGCGATACCAAAACTGTTTGTCTTTTGCCTAGAGCTGATCTAGAAGATTTTGCTCAAACTTTGAGTCACGAACTTATTCATGCTGAGCAATTCAAGACTGGAAAGTTAGAGCATATTAGGGTACCTCGTGTTGGTTACCGACTTGCATGGAAAGGTAATATTGGAGCAAAAGGTACAACCTATAAGTCTTATCGTAGTCAGCCTTGGGAAGTAGAAGCATTTGGTCGTTCTGAAGACATTACTAATAAGGTGTATGAGCTTTTAAGTAACAGTTGATTTTTTGAAAAAATCATATATAATGTAATGGTGTTCAACTAAAGGAGATTTTGCAATGGCACATGAACTTGAAATTCTAGAAAATGGTGAAGCATCGATGGCTTATGTTGGCGCCGTACCTTGGCATGGCTTAGGTCGTAAAGTTCCTGCTGATCTTTCACCTGAGCAGATGCTTAAAGCTGCTAACTTGGATTGGGAAGTAGTTAAGCGTCCAATGTTCTTTGAGAGCGATAAAGGTAAAGTTCTTACCCAAGCTCGTGCACTGGTTCGTTCTTCTGATGAGAAACTTTTGACTATCGTTTCTGATCAATGGAACCCTGTACAGAACATTGAAGCATTCCAGTTCTTTAATGACTTCGTACATGCTGGCGATATGGAAATGCATACCGCTGGAAGTCTTAAAGGTGGTAAGATTGTATGGGCAATGGCTCAGATTAAAGAGTCTTTCGAAATCTTTGGTGGAGATAAAGTAGATGGCTTCCTTCTTTTTAGTAATCCTCATGAGTTTGGTCGTAGTATCGACGTCCGGTTTACTCCCGTCCGTGTGGTTTGCAATAACACACTTACACTCTCTCTTAATCAGCAATCTAAATCCTTCGTAAAAGTTAATCACCGTTCGCAGTTCGATGCAGACGAAGTGAAAGCCTTACTTGGAATTGCTAAGGAAAAGTTGGCTGGGTACAAAGAACAAGCTCAGTATCTTGGTTCTAAGAAGTACACCAAGGAAACTATCGTGGAATACTTTAATCGAGTGTTTCCTTCGTTGTCTAAGGATCAAGTTACTAAAGCTGATATTCGTAAGACTGCTATCTCTCGTCAAGCAGAAGAGGCTGTAGCAGTTCTTAATACTCAGCCTGGTGCTAACTTTGCTCAAGGATCTTGGTGGCAAGCATTTAACACTGTAACATACATGGCTGACCATAAACTTGGTCGCTCCACTGACACTCGTCTGACATCTTCCTGGTACGGTCAGAATCGTATTAAGAAAGAAAAAGCTCTCGAGCTTGCAATTGAATATGCTGAAGCAGCATAACTTTTGGTTGATGATTCTTCTCCTGTCCACAGCGCTGTTAATTGGGACAGGAGAAGTTCTCGAGTGTGTGTTGTTTGTTAACCCTTACGAAACATGGTGCGACCAATGAGTGATGATATTAGAGATGACGACATTGATGACGATCTTCGAGACTACCTTATAGCTGAAGATGCGTTTTATGAAATTATAAACAACGGACGCTCGCCAATGGAATCATTTGGAATTATCCTTGGCATGGTAGCTAATCAGTTTAAGCGACATGGATGGACAAGGCAAGACTTTATTGACTTCTTAGAAGTTCTTCAGGATACTGATTGGCCAGACGATAAGAAGAAACCTCATCTTACTGTTGTAAAATAGTTCCTTTTGTTGTATTGTGTCTCGGCCTATAAATAATAGGTCGAGATTTTTTTATTTGAGGATATTATGAGCCCTACCGTTGACGAAATTAATCATGCCATTTCTGTTCTTTCCAGAGTTAAACCCCCCTATGTAAAAACCTACGAGAACTTTGTTCCAGGCAAAGACTTTGTCCAGTACTCTGGTCAGTGGTGGGACGAAGATGAGATGCAATTAGCATTGGAAGCCTTTATCAAAGGTTCATGGATTACTTCTGGTGACTATGTTGATCAGTTCCAGAAAGAGTTTAGTAAGAAATTCCAAGTTGGTTTCTCACACATGGTGAACTCTGGCTCGTCAGCTAACTTGGTTATGGTGTCTGCTCTGAAGAAACACTTTAAGTGGCAAGATGGCGACGAGGTGATTGTATCACCTGTTGGCTTTCCTACTACAATTGCTCCTCTTGTCCAAAATAACTTAAAGCCAGTCTTTGTTGATATCGAAACAAAGACTCTTAACTTTGATGTAACAAAGATTTGGGATAAGATTACACCTCGCACTAGAGCAATCTTTGTTTCTCCGGTGCTTGGTAATCCTCCCGATATGGATTACTTAAAAGCAATCTGCGACCAATATAGTATTCTTTTAATTGGGGACAATTGTGACAGTCTTGGTACAAAGGTTAATGGCGATCTAATTACCAAATATTACTTTAGTTGGTCCACTTCGTTCTATCCTGCTCACCACATCAGTACTGGTGAAGGTGGAATGATTAGTTCCAATGACGAAGAGTTTATTAAGACAGTTAGAAGTATTAGTTGGTGGGGTCGTGATTGTTACTGTGTGGGAAGTTCTAACACACTTGCTTGTGGTACTTGTGGCAAGAGATTTGACACATGGCTAGACAATTATGACGGTATCATTGACCACAAGTATGTCTTTACTAACATGGGCTACAATTTAAAGCCATTAGACCTTCAGGGTGCTATTGGTCTTGCTCAGTTGAGAAAAGTGGATATGATTGATGCTGCTCGTAGAGAGATCAAAAATACTTTAGATGGTCACTTACAAAAGATCAATGGCATTAGAGTAATTAAGGAACTACCACAGAATGATCCTTCTTGGTTTGGCGTTCCTGTTTGGTGTGAAGATCAATCACTAAAAGAGTTCTTTGTATCGCACATTGAGGCTCATAATGTCCAAACGCGAAACTATTTTGCTGGCAACATTCTCATTCATCCTGGTTACAGACATCTTGATGACTATGTTAAGTATCCTAATTCCAATCTTGCATTAAGTAATGTATTCTTCTTAGGATGTTCACCTTTGTGGACTCCTAAAGTTGTTAAATATGTTGGAGAAGTTATTGAAACCTTTGCTTAATGTATTTGGTGGAACAGGCTTTGTAGGATCTAACTTTGTAAAGTATAACACCTGTATACTTAATAGTAGAGATGATTACATTCCAAAGACGGAAAACATTCTTTACTTTATCTCAACTGTAGATAACTACAATGTCCATATTGATCCTTTCATTGACATTGAAACAAACTTAACATTGTTAATGAAAGTTCTTAAGAACACTAAGCCTGGTTCTACTTTTAACTTCATTAGCTCTTGGTTTGTATATGGGGATACAGATCTTCCAGCAAAGGAAGATTCTTATTGTGACCCCAAAGGTTTCTATTCAATTACAAAGAGAACAGCTGAGCAGTTGTTGATATCCTATTGCGAAACATTTAAAATTAACTATAGAATACTTCGTCTTGCAAACGTGATAGGTAAAGATGACAAAAAAGTTTCCAAAAAGAAAAATGCTTTGCAGTATCTTATCAATGAGATGAAGGTTGGCAATGATATTAATCTTTATGAGGGTGGAGAGTTTATTAGAGATTACATCGATGTTGTAGATGCTGTAGAAGGAATCAGACTTGTTACTGAATATGGTGACTACAATCAAATTTATAACATTAGCAATGGCAACCCAATTTACTTTAGTAAATTAATTGCGTACGCTGCATATAAACTTAACTACAAGGGTACTATCAATAACATTAGTCAGCCAGAGTTTCATAAAAACGTTCAAGTAAAATCAATGTATCTTGATAACACCAAACTAAAGAAACTTGGTTATTTTCAAACGGTAGACAAATTCCAAATGATTGATAATTTATTATGAGCCTAAAAGTTTCTATTAACACATTCTACTATCCTAATACCAACAAAGACTTCGTGAATGCTCATAAAAGTGTTATGAATCATTTTGGCATTAAGGTCAATTATTATGAACAAGAGATACACCATGCACAGTTTATGCAAGATGTGTTGAAGTCATCTGATGCTGATGTGGTTGGATTTTTAGACATAGATTGTATTCCACTTACTAACACTTCTGTAAATGAAGTGATCAAGTTTGTTGCTAAAAATAAAAGTATTGCTGGTAATGTTCAGGCAACTAATCATTTAAACCCTATGAGCCATTTGTTCATTGCTCCAAGCTGCTTCTTTATTTGGAAGCCTTTGTATGAAGCTCTAGGTAGTCCAACGTTTTTCCCAACAAACCATACTGATGTTGCTCAATATGTTTGCCTGGTTGCTGAACAAAATGGTGTTAGGATGAAAGCACTATACCCAACCCACTTTGAGGATGAACCAGAAGAAGGTGTATGGCGTTTACACAATTATGGACTGTATGGTGTAGGTACTGTATTTGATGGTAAGTTCTATCATTTGTATCAAAGCAGATTTCAAAAGAATGTTGATAGGTTCATTGCAAGATGCAATCAGGTTGTAGAAGGAACGTTTAACACTGATGGTATGTTTAATTGTAGAGACTTTGATTTTGGAGGCAGGATTGCTTGCTTTCCAGTAGAAACAAACATGAGAAAGAATATTGAGGAAAAAATATGAATAAAGATATACCATCATACGTTGTTCATTACAAGGGTAATGTCGAGCGCAGAAAGATTATGGAAGAACTCTTTTTACGGGAGAAAATGGAAAACGTTACGTGGATACTCGATTGGGATAGAGAAGAAGTTAGCTATCAGCTGTATGTTAAAAATTTTCAAGCAGATCATCTCGAGTATCAAAAAAGAGGTCAAGATCCTAATGAGTTCTTTCCTCACTACCCATTACAACCAGAGATGGTCTCATTGGGGTTAAAGCAGAAAGAAGCATTCAGACGTATTGGTTATGGTGAACAAAACATCGGAATGATGTTTGAAGACGACGCAATCATATGTGAAAACTTTAAAGAGACTTTACATATTTACATGAATAGTCTCCCCAACGATTGGGATGTATTGTTTATTGGACAGGGTGGTGGTAAACGGATCCCCAAAGAAAAATTACAGGATGGAGTCTTTTGGTACAAGAAAGATCATCCAGCTGATCGGTGTGCTGATTCTATTATCTTTAAGAAAGAAGCAGCAAGAAAAATATATGATAGTATGAATCACTATAAGATATGTTTCAATCCAGATCCAGAGCTTGGATTTTGGATGAAGGTTCTTAACATGAATGTGTACTGGCTTGAGCCACCAATTGTTGCTCAAGGCTCACAAAATGGATTGTTTAATACAGTTCAACCAGATAGATGTAAGTATGTTGATGAGACTATGCAGACTCGTACTGACATGCAAGACATATTAAAGAAAGTAAGAGGATAACATGAAAGTATTGTTTCACACACACTCGTTGAACTTTAGAGGAACTGCAGTTGCTGTATATGATTATGCTCGATACAACGAAGAGATTTTAGGTAATGAAAGTATCATATGCTACAATAAAACTATTCCTTATGAAAGGGATATGGGAACAGAAGATGATTCAGTAGCGAACTTTAACAAGCGATTTAAAGTTGCTTCTTACTCTAATCCAAAAGAACTACAAGAGGTTTGTGATAGTGTAGACTTTGCTTACTTTATACGTGCTGGACATTACGAAACAATCCCAGACAATGTACGCACTGGTGTGCATGCTGTGTTTCAACATAAAGATCCACATGGTGATGTGTATGCATACATTTCAGAATGGCTAGCAAACAAAATGTCTGGTGGAACAATTCCTTATGTTCCTCATATTGTTAGTTTGCCAGAACCAAATGGATCTTACAGAGAGAGATTTAACCTAGAAGGTAAAACAGTTATTGGTAGGTTTGGGGGATTCTATAAGTTTGACATTCCATTTGTTAGTGATGCAGTTACTAAGGTTTTAGAAGCTTCCAAGGACCACGTATTCTTTTTTGTAAACACTCAACCGTTCATCAAACACGAACGAGTGATTTACGCTGATACAATTATTGATCTACAAAAGAAGTCCAATTACATTAACTCATGTGATGCCTTTCTTCATGCAAGGCAAGAGGGTGAAAGCTTTGGTCTTGCTCTATGTGAATCATTATATTTTAACAAACCAACACTTGCTTGGTGTGAAGGTAGAGATCAGCACCACGTTGCACTGCTAAAAGATACTAATCTTTTGTACACTCAAGAAAATATTGTAGACAAATTGCTTAATGTGAAAAGTCTACAAGACGATTATGCTAGCATTGTTCATAAGTTCAATCCAGCAGGCGTGATGAAAAAGTTTAAAGAGGTATTTCTAAAATGATAGATCCTTTAGTCACAGTAGTTACAGCTACAACTGGTGAAAAATGTTTAGAAGATGCTTTGGAGTCTGTTAGGTCTCAGACTTACAACAATATTGAGCATTATGTTGTAGTAGATGGTGTGGAAAGAGGTGAGCGCTCTTTGCAAATACTTAAAAAGTACCCTAAGGTAAAAATGCTTATCCTTCCATATGCTACAGGTAAGGATAATTACAACGGCCATAGAATATATGCAGCTGCAACATACCTTACAAATGGAAAGTACATTGCCTTTCTAGATGAAGATAACTTTTATGAAAAAGATCACATTGAGAGTTGCGTTAGTTTAGCTAATGAAGGATACGATTGGGTTTACTCTCTGCGTAAGATAGTTGGTAAAAGTAAAGAGTTCATTTGTAATGATGATTGTGAGTCATTGGGTAAATGGAAGTCCGTACTTGGTGACTACTTTGTAGATGTTGGTTGTTGGTTCTTATCCAAGCCAAGTGCTTTGATGGTATCACCTCTTTGGTACAGACGAGCAAGACATCCACAAGAACAGCCTGAGGTGGATAGAATTATTACAGCAACATTAATGCAACATGCTCCTAAGTTTGAATGTACTAAAAAGTATACACTCAACTACAGAGTTGCTAATAGAACAGACTCTGTACAGGCTAAGTTCTTTTTAAATGGCAACAAAAAGATGGAACAAGACTTGAGTGGGAAGTTTCCGTGGAAAGATGAGCCAGAAACAATTACAATTACGCTTTAACATGAGGATGTAAAATGAAGATTAGTAATGAGACGTTATCTATATTAAAGAACTTTGCTTCAATCAATACAAACATTATCTTTAAGCCTGGCACTACAATTGCTACTATTGCAAATACAAGCAACATCTTTGCAAAGGCTACAATCAAAGAAGATATCCCCAATCAGTTTGCAATCTATGATTTAAACTCTCTACTAGCTATGCTTACATTGATGGAGAACCAAGATGTGTCGTTTGGCGACAAGAGCATTACTGTATCAAGCGACAAAGGTAAGTTTGAATACTTCTACTCCAATCCAGAAGTTGTTAAGGGTGCTCCAGATGGATCTATTCAGAGTGTAGATGTTTATAAGTTTAAACTTGCAGCTGAAGACATTCAGATGATAATGAAGGCAGCAGCTATTACTGGTGCACCAACTATTTCTGTTACTTGTAGCAATCAGTCTGTATCTTTAGTTGTAGGTGATCGTAAGAACAATTCGTCAAACAACTTTAAACGAGCGCTAGGCACTTCTTTCGAAGAGTTTGATATATTCATCTCGGTTGGTAATTTAAAAGTGATTCCAGAGGCGTATGAAGTGTCTGTAGCAAAGAGTGAGAATGGTAAAGGCAAGTTCTTATACTTTGTACACGAATCTAAACCATTGCAGTACTGGATTGCCGCAGAGCCAGGATCAGTAGTATAAAATAAAATGAACATTGTAGAGGATTTGCAATCAAACATACCTTTTATTGGGTATTATCAAATTAAGGATTTAACTATTTGTGATGCGGTTATTGATTATTGGAAAAATGCAAATCACACACAAGGGGAAATTTATAGCTCAGAAGGTATTCCTGTTGTTAACAAAAAAATTAAAGATTCAATTGATTCTACAATAAACATTGTTAGCAATTGCGACAATCAAATGCATCAATATTTTATTGCTTTAGAAGCCTGCCTTAATTTATATTTAAAAAAATACAAGTTCCTCAATTCGATTATAAGTCCGTGGAAAATTACTGAAGATGTCAACATTCAGTACTATCCTCCTGGAGGAGGATTTAAAGAATGGCATTGTGAAAGAGTTTCTCCTAGGCTACCTTATGTAAATAGAGTCTTAGTTTTTATGACTTACTTAAATACAATAAACGAAAAAAACAAGGCAGGAGGAACAGAATGGTTTTATCAAAAATTAAAATTACCTGCTGTAAAAGGACATACAGTTATATGGCCAGTAGATTGGATGTTTACACACAAAGGTATAATTGCTAAAAAGAGTGAAAAATACATAATAACTGGTTGGTATAACTTTATTCCTTAACAAACCTTTTTGGATTATTATATTATATGGAACATTTTCTTTGGGTTGAACAATACCGCCCTAAAACCATTGATCAATGTATACTACCTAAAGAACTTAAGAGTTACTTTAACAGTGTAGTAGCAAGGGGCGACATCCAAAATATGCTTTTGTGTGGTACTGCTGGTACTGGTAAGACCACAGTTGCGAGGGCATTGTGTGAGCAACTTGGTAGTGATTACTTGATGATTAATGGATCTGAAGAATCTGGCATCGATGTTCTTAGAACAAAGATCAAACAGTTTGCTTCTACTGTATCGTTTTCTGGTAGCATAAAGGTTGTGATCCTTGATGAGGCTGACTATCTTAATCCAAATTCTACACAACCAGCACTTCGTGGATTTATTGAAGAGTTTGCAAGTAACTGCAGATTCATATTTACTTGTAATTTTAAGAATAGGCTAATACATCCACTCCATAGTCGTTGTAGCGTAATAGACTTTAAGATTCCAAAAGAAGAAAAGCCAAAGATTGCTTCTCAGCTCTTTAAGCGGATTGGTGATATCCTCACCAACGAACAAATAGAGTTTGACCAAAAAGTACTTGCTAAAGTTATTGAAAAGCACTTTCCAGACTTTCGTAGAATCTTAAACGAGCTGCAGCGCTACTCTCAAACTGGTCTTATTGACGAAGGAATTCTCAGTAACTTATCTGATCTAAATATGGCCGAGCTTGTTGACTCGTTAAAAGAAAAAGATTGGAAGAGAATGAGATCGTGGGTTGTTAATAACATGGATAATGATCCTCCTGCTCTTTTTAGAAAGATTTACGATCATCTTTTGCCTCTAACATCGCAAGTTCCACAATTGGTTTTAACAATTGCAGATTATCAATATAAGGCTGCTTTTGTTAGTGATCAGGAAATAAACTTAACTGCTTGTTTAACTGAACTAATGGCTTCTTTGGAGTTGAAGAATGGATGAAATAATTGTTAGTGAATATTGGTCAGATGATAAGATGTTGAATGCAAAAGTAGTTAAAGGGCCTCTTTATGGAGATGCATTTAAACTTGTAATGAAAAATATCGTGGAAGACAGGGAAATCTTTAAGTTTCATAGACATCTCGAGGTGGCAGAAAACGAAGCTGAGGATTTTGTAACTAATGTCTGACATTAATGATGTTTTTGGAAGCAGCACTGAAACAGTAGAAGAACCATATAAGGTACCTTCTATTTCTCCATTTGATTTTATTAATGCGATTAATTACACCAAAGAAAAACTGATTGTCGATGACTGGTCAGAAAAACAGTACAGTCCGTATGTGATTAACAAAGGTTTGTCATTTACCGCAGATACCACGGTTGCTGCAAATGAAATGAACTCTAGACCGCATATTGACAGGAAACTGCAATTTGACTTTTTAATAAATACTATTCGTTCGAGAAAGCGCTTCAGCAAATGGATCAAGCCTGAAAAGATTGAGGCGTTGCAAGTTGTGAAAGATTACTACAAATACAACGACGAAAAAGCTCGTCAAGTCCTTTCTATACTCACTCCCGAACAGATAAACCTTATAAAACAAAAATTAAAAAAAGGTGGAGTTAATGACAAATGAGTTTTTCAACATAGACATAGAGGGGTACTTTCCGCTTGAAGTAGAACTTATAGAACCAGATGATTTCTTAAAAGTTAGAGAAACTTTATCTCGCATTGGTGTTGCTTCCCGTAAAGATAAAATACTTTATCAAAGCTGCCATATTCTACACAAACAAGGTAGGTACTTTATTGTTCACTTTAAAGAGCTTTTTGCACTAGATGGCAAACAAGCTGATCTCACCGATAACGATATTGAGCGTAGAAACACAATTGCCAAACTGCTATCTGACTGGGGTTTGATCAAGATCCTAGATAACGACTTGTATCTAGCTACCGCTCCCTTATCTCAAATTAAAGTTCTTTCGTACAAAGAAAAGGACGAATGGACTCTCCAATCAAAATACAATATTGGTAAAAAAAGACAAGATTAGTGTTGCCCTGCAACACAATTTGATGTATAAATACTAATGCCACGCCGAAGTCTGGGTGGCATTTTTTATTAACTTGCTTAACAAGGAGAAAACTATGACTAACGCTCTAGTACCCGCTTTTTTTAAAGATTTTGATAAACTCTTTATTGGTTTTGATGATACTTACAATCGTATCTCTAAGCTACATGATGATTTGACCAAATACGTTCCTAACTATCCCCCATACAACATCAAAAAGATTAGTGAAAACAAGTATGTCATTGAGCTTGCTTGTGCTGGATTTGCAAAGCAAGATATTGAAGTTATTTTAGAAGACAATAAACTCGTTATCAAAGGCAATACTGCTGATGATACTGAAAACTTTGTATTTAAAGGAATTGCTAATCGTGCTTTCACTCGTACTTTTGCACTCGATGATCAAATTGTAATTAAAGATGCTGCAATGTTTAATGGAATGTTGAAGATTTTCTTAGAAAAGATCATTCCTGAGCACCGTAAGCCTCGTAAAATTGATATTGCTGATGAACCTTCTACAGTGTCTAATTATGCTAAAGGTAATCCTAAGTTTTTAGCGGAGGGCGCTGATGTTGACCAAGATAAATAGTTTTTTTGAAGGCTTGTATGATATTATAGTTGAAATTCGTACCAGACAAGCAGAAGAAATTTTAAGGAAGATGTAGTTGAAAGATGTTTACTGTTCTTTAGATACAGTACGTAGAGGGAACTGGCTGATTAAGGCCAGCTCTCTCGACGATCAGCTCATGATCGTTTGCTACAATCCAAAAACAGTTGAAAGAATATTTAAAATGTTTTATAGTGAAGAAACTGCCTACTCATTTATTGAAAGTCTATATGATAAAAATTCTAAAGCTGTCGACAGGTGAAGAACTAATTGGTGATGTTTTACAAGATTCAGGTCTTGGTATATACACAGTTAAAAAACCGTGTCTTCTTCAATTAATTCCTTCCCGTAGCAATTCAGATCAGCCAATGATGGCTCTCATTCCTTATGCTTCTTTCACAAAACAGCACACTGTTAACATTGGCGAGAGTTTTGTAATCTGGACAGAAGAGCCTGTAGAAGAATTATACAATCAATACAATTCTGTATTTGGTAGTGGATTAGTTGTTGCATCTATTCGTTGATGGATTACAATTTAGATTCGTTTGTTTCAAGTTTGCTTGATGTTGGAGCAAACGCAGGGAACTTTTCTGTAGATTTTAAAAACAGATACAAAGCCACTTGTGTTTGCTTAGAACCTTCCATTGCTCATATTCCAAGATTGAGAGATCTTGGTTTTGAAACATATAATGTCGGTGCTTCAAATTTTACCGGAACAAAAAAGTTTTATATTAATACTTCTAATCCAGGAAGTACGGGTAATTCATTTTATACTGAGCAAACAATACATTATGAAAACAATACAACAGAAGTTGAAATTCCTGTTGTAAAGCTGGATGATTTTTTTGAAGGTAGAACATTTGACTTTATAAAGGTTGATACTCAAGGGTCTGAGTATGATATTGTGGATGGTGCTAGAAAGCTAATTAGCAAGTGCAAATACTTACTTATTGAAGTTCCTTTCTTTTCTTTCAACAAAGGTGCTAAACTAGCTCATGAAGTAATTCCCTTGATAACATCATTGGGATTAGTTCCTTATTCTTTTCCAGAATTCCACAAAGCTGTTCCTAAACACTTTCCTGGATACTTTACTGATAAGTTTAATGATATGTTTATTACACACATGGACATATTGTGGAAGAATCCCAAATGAACAACTACTGTCTTTATTCTTTACTTGATAAAAGTTTTCTTCTTAAGATTGGTGACAATAGCCAAAAAATAATCAGTTCCAAAAAAAGCTATGAACCACACCTAACATACCTATTTAATTTTTTTGTTGGTGAAACTGACAATGTAATTGATCTTGGAGCTAATATTGGTTACCATACAGTCACGCTTTCCAAGTTAGCTAAGAACGGCCATGTAATTGCTGCAGAGCCATTAAGAGAAGTTTATTACAATTTATGTTCTAATCTTTTACTTAATGGTTGCATGAATGTAGATGCTATTAACAAGGTATGTACAGACAAGAAAAGTAAGTTTGTAATGGAAAAGATTGACTGGGGTAATTCTGGTAATTGCAAGATTGAAAAAGAAGCTTCTACACTAGATGACTTGTCCGTAGCTGTTGATTCATTTACTTTGGATGATATTGATATCCCCACAACACTCATTAAGATGGATGTACAGGGTAGTGAATGTAATGTAATCTCAGGTGGCGATAAGCACTTATCTTCTTTCAGACCTATTGTGATTGTGGAGATCGAAGAGCATCACTTAAACGCATTTGGTAAAACGTCTAAAGACCTTTTAAATATGTTTATAGAGCGTGACTATGTTTTGTATCGAATAATGAATGAGTATCCTTGTGATCACGTTGCTATACCTAAAGAAAAAGATACATTTGACATAAAAGCAATAGTTGGTTATGATATTGTGAAGATTGACAAACCTGTTAAAGAAACAACCATGAGATGGCCTTTGTATGAAAAAGCAATTTACTAAACCAAAACTTACTGTTCTAGTTAATCCTCTTAACTCTGAAACATGGTACTGCAAAGATTACTCCAACCTCAAAAACATTGACGGAGTAAGTTACGTAACTGTGTTTAAACCTGAGAATGAAGCTCGCACATTCTTAATGAGAAAAGACGCACTAAAAGTTACAACAAAAAGTTACAGTTGACATTTTTGTGAAATAATATATAATGTAATCATTAAAGGAGATCTTAGATGGCTACATCAATGTTGCTTGCTTCAGTTGTTAGTGCTGCAATTGTTTCAGCTCCAGTAGTTAATGTCCAACCCATTGTGAGCAGCGAGCATGTTCAAGTCCCTCGTAATGTCTGTACTCAAGTGCCTTCTTATCACCCTGGCAGTAACAATGGGTCTATTGTTGGTGGTATTATTGGTGGCGTTATTGGCTCTGAAGTTGGTAGAGATTCTTCTAATAGGGCTGCTCTCACTGGTATAGGTGTGCTAATTGGTTCTCAAATGGGTCAAGCAAACAACACACCACCGTCGTATGGTTCAACTACTCATTGTGGTGTTCAATACACTTCTGAGTATGTACAGCGTGTTAGTTCATATCAAGTAACATATCAATTAGATGGTATTAACTATACAACCGTTATGAGTTACCACCCTGGTTCTCATGTCACAGTACAACGCTCTCATAGTGTGAGGTAATATGGAACGAAAAACATATTTTGTTGGGGAAGTTACAGAAAACCCAGATAATGCTGAAGAGCTTCTTTTGACATTCCCTGAAGAAATGTTACAACAAGAGGATTGGCGCATTGACGATGAAATAACTTTTAAAGTTGAAAACAATCAAATTTTACTTATTAATAACTCTAAACAATTGAGAGATAGAGTAGCTAGAAAATGAAAGTTTACATGGGACCTTATGTCAACTACTTTGGTCCATACCAACTAGCAGAAAAGATTCTGTTTTGGATGGATAAGTACGAAGACGAACGTGTACATAAGTTTGGTGAGTTTTTAGCTGGTAAGGACGAGGACAGTCTTTTGTATCGCTTTTTGCGTTGGGTTGAATCTAAACGAAATCGCACGATCTATGTAAAAATTGATAATTGGGATTGCTGGTCTGCTGACACTACGCTATCTTACATTGTAGTACCACTTCTTAAAAAACTAAAAGACAATCAGCATGGGTATCCTATTGTAGATGACGAAGATGTGCCAGAAAAGTTTCGTACTTCTACGGTTCAGGATTACAGTCAACTAGAGTTGTTTCCTGAAAAAGAAAAAGCAGTTGAAGAGACTATTATTGAACTAAACGAAATGAAATGGGATTGGGTCTTAAATGAAATTATCTGGGCTCATTCACAAATTATCGATGACAATGGCGATAGTAAGTTCTTTGACCATTCTGAAGTAGATGATAAAGCGTCTCTGCTAGATCAAGTTGCTAAAGTTAAAGTAGACCGTGAAGGTTTAGATAGACATCACGAGCGCATCGACAACGGTCTACGGTTGTTTGGCAAATACTACAGAAGTCTTTGGGACTAACGCTTTTTCTTTTTAGTCTTTTGCATTGCTGAAGGTTTAACGGTTCTTCTTACAGCTGAGTTGTTTAGAACCGTTAAACCTTTTTCCATTTGCTTGGAAGTGTAGTATAACGAAGCAATAATTAAAGCAAAGCCAATCAATGTCATTTTATCTCCTAGGGTTCAAAATCGTCAGGTAAATCTAGTTTTTCTTCTTTTTTAATTGGAGCTGGTGGTGGTGCTGATACGGGTTTAGCTTTTTGAGCATTAGCACCTGTAATAGCAGCATTCTCTCCTGTACCTGCTAACATAATACCTGATAGTGTGCCTGTTAAGAATGTTGCAATGGGAATAATTAATTCAAAGAATTTAGAATCAATTGGTGAAATAGCATTGAGTGGTTGAGTTACAAACATGATGCTGTAAAGAACTGTAAACACAATACCTATAAGTGTTAAAGCCAGACAAGCACCAATAAACACCTTGAGTCTTACCATCAGCTCAGTGTCTGTCATTCTTGGCTTAATTGCTTTTTCAACTTTTTCGCTCACTTGCAACCTCCCTTATTCAATTGTTGTTGTGTATATGATCCAGTGCTGGTTGTTTTAATGTTTGGCATGTCTTTAAAGATATAATCTGGACATGTTTGACTAACTTCACACAATGGTTTAGTACACTCTTCTGAACCCCAATTTGCTGGATCTTGACATGGATATCTGTATCTCTCATTACATCCAACCAATAACAAAGAAGCACTCAAAACTAACAAATACTTCATTGTCACTCCTTATTAATTTGCTAAAGGATTATCAATAGCCTTTTTAATTTTTTCGTCAACTTCCTTATTAAGTTGTTTTAGCTCATTTCTTACTTCTTTAACATCCTGCATAGTTTCACGCTGGGTTTGCTTTACACCTCTTTCTACTGCATCAACTACACCCTCAAGTCTTCTTATATCCTGCTTTAAGTTATTATTTATATCACGTGTATATTCCAAAGTTTTATCTGAGTTTTGTTCAAGGACTGCTATCTTTTTATTGATCTCACTTAGGTCTGGTGTTACATATTCTTGAATTGCTGCCTTCATATCCATGTAATCTTTGTACACCTCAAAAGCACCATACAATCCACCTAAAACTGTTGTTAGGATTGTACCTGCAATCATAAGTTTTGCGGGTGTAAAATTGTACCCACCAATACTAATTACTGTATTTGGATCAACCGCAGACTCAAGTTTATCTACGGCTTCATCCACATTTTTTGACATCCTACTCTCCTTTTTTGTTTATGTTTTGTTGTGTAGATGGCACAATTGGTTCTCCAGCAAGATGCTCTATAGTTTTATTAGCACTCCACCAACCAAGTGCAGTGAAAAATCCTACTATGAAAGCTGTTGTTGCCATAAGATCTCCTATCCTTTGTAATTGGTAATCGTAAAATCAATCATCAACCACAACAAAACAATTCCTAAACAAATTACAATAGCTGATATACCCCAAATCTTTGCGTTGTTGAAAAAATCTCGTCTTGCTAACATCTGGTCCATAATCATTTTGTTACGTTTTTTTCTTACTTCCTCTCTCATTTTTCTAAATTCATCATATCCATCTCTTCCAAGATGATTCAATTCACCATAATGAAACATTTGGTAAATTTCTTTTTCCATATCAATTAGTTTTTGTTTTGCAGCAAGCATATCAAATGCTTCAGCTGTATCACTTTTTGCAAAAGTTATTTTGTCAAACAAACCTGGTTTTTTTAGCTTCTGACTTTCTACTGCATGGTGAAAATCGCTTACATGACCAGCCCATTCTCCGAGCTGTGTATAGACATCCTGAATCTCTCTTCCCAGTTCAACTGCTTTTTTAACACCATTAAAAGCTGCAGTAGCTGCTGCCATAATGGTTATTGGATCCATTTACACTCCTGTATTAGCCTTTCTTATTCCACGCACTAACACCAACATATGTGGCTACAACACCCCCAAGTCCTAACCAATAAAGTTCTAACAACCCACTCATTGTGTCAAGTCTTTTTTCGTCAACGAAAAACATTAAAGCAAATGCAGTTACAATCATAGCTGTAAGACTAACCCAAGCCATCCTTCTTCTGTTTTTAGCTCTTTGTTCGTAAATCTCAATTTCTTTATCTGTCACTAACCCATCTCCAGTTACATCAATTTCTTCTTTTAGACTCATAATGTCTCCAGTTACTTGTATTGCTGGTTGACTAAGTCATTATATATTCTATCATTAGCACTATTAAGTATTCTTTGTGCCCTTCTATTGTCAGTCACCGTTTGATTCTTGTAGATTTCCTCAGATTTATAAAACTGCGTATCCTTCAATGCTTGATTGGTAT